ACCGGACCTGACCCAGCCTCGATTGCTCCTTCGCACTCAGCGTCAGTAGTCATCGGGACGCACAGCCCGTTGTCATCATCAAACACGACAATACAAAGCGTCATAAACACCCCTTCAAAAGACGATCGGAACGGAATACCGCTGTTGATTACGAATTGATCGGGCAGGAATCGCACCTGCTCTGGCTGTATGGTGGTTGCACGGGATATCGCTATCTTGCACAACGAGCCAGACGAATGCCGAGGCAACCTATCTTCGTGTCACTGTCCACGACGCCGATCAGCGCCAGTCTTTCCTGGCTGTCACTCTATGCTGGCAGTTCTGAACCCTTGGCCGCTGCTCCCCGGCCCGAACCCTTTCTGTGACGGTTTACAGGTCCGACAACCCTTGATGAGCTACTTCATTGGTTTTTCTCTCCCTGATCGGGCCTGCAAGACGACCCACGATTCCATCACACCCCACCCAGATACACTGTGCACTTGGCTCACTGACCTTTCAGCCCACCCATTTCGGGCTGGTGGTAGCTACTCGTCCCTTGCTCTCGCCGTTCCAAGTTGGTGGGTGTTATCGGATACAAGTTCCGCTGGTACTCTCAGACCAATTCAATCCGCTTACCGATCCATCGCATCACTGGAACCGCCATGCTGTTCCCTATCGCCTTGTACCGCGGCCCATCCGCCGCCGGCTTCCCTCGATGAGTTACCAACGTCCAATCGTCTGGGAATCCCTGAAGCCGTTCGCATTCCCTGGGAGTCAGCCGACGAACGCCGACTGGCTGCGACAGGTACGCCTGTTGCTTCATTCCCGGATTTGCTTGTAGAGCTCCAATCACGTCCAGTTCCCGGACTTCGTTTCGCTGATTCTGAGTGAACGCGACCGCCTGCACTTTGTTTCTGGCCTCCAGCGTGTACGCCTTACCGTCATCGCGAAAGCCTGCTCCCTGTGGTCCGTTCTCAATGTTTGTGCTGACGGCTCGCTCCTGAATGGCCACAATCATCGTCTCTGTCTCATAGTCCTGCCGACCCATTCCGCCTGCGTTCAGGCAATGGGACGTTTCTCCTGTTGATGCGATGACAGTGACTGTGCTGTTTTCTACCTGACCCGGAATTCGTGCCCTGAGAGGAGTATGAACGCTCGATTGCTTTGCTACCTCCGATGCTGGTTTTCCTAGCAGATCAAATGCGATCAAATGCCCACATTCTGCGTCTTGGCTTCCGACGCTGCGACAAGTGCGAGCGCCAATTGTTCCGGCAATTTTTTGTTTCGTTTTTCTGCCCTTCGCAGTATCCCCTGACACGCAACCCCGCTCAAAAAGAACTTTTGCGGCACGCTCCCAGTCTCCAGCACATCCAACAACGAACACTCTTCTGCGGCGCTGTGGAACTCCAAAGTATTGAGCGTCGAGAATTCGGTATGCGATCCCATACCCGAGTTCGACCATCGCCCCGAGGATGGAACCAAAGTCCCGTCCGCCGTTCGATGACAGGACACCAGGGACGTTTTCCCAGATGAACCATCGCGGTCTAAACTTCTGCAGAATTTGGCAGTAGGTGAGAGCGAGGTTTCCTCGACCGTCCGTGAGTCCGCCACGCAAACCAGCAATCGAGAACGACTGACACGGCGTTCCTCCCACGAGAACATCAACTGAACCTGGCTCAATGTCCCACTCCTTGAACTTTGTCATATCCCCGAAATTCGTCACGTCCGGGAACCTGTGTTCCAGGACAGAACACGGGAACGGCTCGATCTCACTGAACCCAACTGGCCGCCAGCCGAGCGAATGCCAGGCGGCGGAAGCAGCCTCGATTCCTGAGCAGACAGACAGATATTTCATTTCAATAACTCCAATGTTTTTGAGCATCCGCGAGCCTAGCGGATGCAATTACCTCTGCTCAACCATGAACAGCGGATGTTCCACTTCTCTAGTCTTCAGCGTCATCAATCAGCCTGCCAATCGCCTCCGACACCGACAAGCCTTGCCGCTTTGCACGGGCCTTGATCTTCTTTTCACGCTTCGAACTGATCCACAGCGACATGACCTTGGCTCGCATTCCTGCGGGATGTTTCGGGCGACCTTTTGAGGCTTTCTTTTTCATAGACAAAAGCTAATAGGTTTATTGCGGGAAGTCAATTGCCGAATCGGTTTTCAAAGTGCGAATAGTCCGGTTCGTTTGAATCGAACCTAAACCGAGGGCCATCGAGCTTCAAAGTAATCTCACCAGTCCTCCCGCCTCGCTGCTTTGCAACCTGCAGCAACGTCTCCGGCCCATCATCTGATGCACTCAACAGCAACACGATATCCGCGTCCTGCTCAATCGATCCTGATTCGCGAAGGTCTGCCAAGGTCGGCTTTCCTTTCTTCGTCGATTCGCGATTCAACTGGCTCCCGACGATCACCGGCTTCTGCAGGTCTAATGCCATCCGCTTCAGTCTTCGGCTAATTGTCGCGATTTCACGCTCTCGGCTTTCGTTTCGTCCGCCTTTGCATTCCATCAACTGCAGGTAATCGATGACGATTGCCCCAATCTTGTAACGCCGACAAGCCACCCTCACGAGGCTTTGAATCGTCCCGAGATCCGAAGTCGAGTCGATGAAGTACAGCGGCAGCGTGCTCAGCGTTTCGAATGGAATTGACTTTGACAGCCGGTCGATCAGTTCTTCTTTCATCATTTCAAGGCTGACGATCAAAACCCCGGCCCCGAACTGAGCTGCCCCGACGCCGATCTGAGTCATCAACACCGACTTGCCAGCACCGGGACGCCCACCGATCACAATCGACTGGCCATCTCGCAGGCCGCCTCTCAGGATCTCGTCCAGTTGCGTCAATCCGGTTTTCGTTATTGCCCGTGGATTTGCCTTGCGTTCCTCCAGCCCGTGGATCGCATCCGCTACGGTTTTGATTTCGTCCTTCCGTCCTCGCTGGATCTGATCAAGCTTTGAGATATAGCCGTCGATGGTCGCCTGATCAATAACCGGCTCGTGTGCCAGTTGCTCGCCAAGCAAATGTGCATCATCCGTGGCTGCGTGCTGCTGAAGTGCTGCACAGTAATGGTCGATGTGTGCCGATTCCCACCGCGCGGAAAACAGATCGGCCAATACTTCCAAGCTGATTTGTTGCGGCATCCGTCCGCGTTGCGTCATGTGTTCGTAGACGAGGACAGGGTCAATTGCCTTGCCGTCGCCTGCGATCGACTCCAGAGCGTTCCAGACGGCCCGCAGAGCGATGTCCGCGAAGTCCATTGTGCTGACTTGGCTTCCGATCCGGTCGACTGCGTCTGCCCCGTCGAAGGCGGCACAGATGATTGCCCGTTCAATTGCTTGCCGTGATTCCATTCCTGATCTCTTTCAAATGAGCTTCGTAAATCTCTGCAAATGTCTGCAGGTTCCAGTCGTTTCCCGCTGCTTCTAGCAGTGCTGTTGATCCTCCAGCCCGCTTTAATGCCCGGATCTGATCCTGTGTTAGATGCTTTTCCCGCTCTTGCCATGAGTCTCGACCGGGATGACTCTTGCAGACTTTAAGTGCTGCCATCAGGTCGTCTGAGTACCTAGACGCCCCGCCGCGTTTCTTCCCTGCTGATTCACGTTCCGGGTAGAGCATTTTGTAACTGCCTGCAATCGCCAATGAGACTAGATCAGCAATGCTGTGCCCGTCTTTTTTGAGTAAGCCCGCTCTCCTTACTTTTTCCTGCAATGACGGGCTTCCGGGAAAGAATGTTGGTTCATCTCGCATTGCGATTACCCAGCGTGTGATTTCGCTGAGTTCGTCTTCATTCAGGTTTGGCGGAATAACCATCTCTCCAAAAATGCTTTGCTTAGGGAGAGGGTTAGGAACAGGATCAGGTACAGGGTTAGAAGGTGGTGAGGGTTCTGGTGCACTTTCATGTTCACTTCTTGTACGGTTTGATGTCACTTCCTTGTGCACTTTCATGTGCGAATCTGCACCAGATACCTCACCAGATACCTCACCACGAACTGCGCAGGGTTCTTCAATTGGAGAATCCGACAGTGCCGCAAATTGCTTTGGAACCGTTACGAAATAGCGACCTGTTGCACGGTCGTTTTCTCGGAAGTATATCAGCCATTCAAACTTGATCGCTTTGTCCCTGGCATCTCGTAAGGCACGGGGTGACAGGCTCAGTGTTGACATTAACTGTTCGTTCCAGAATCGAACCGGCCCGCAGTATCGTGCCGCGTCTTCCTGATGAGCAATAACGCATAAAAGTGCGAATGCGTTGAGGCCGATATCCTGTGCGGCACATGACTTAGTAAGCAGCCGCACGAACTTGTGCGCAAAAAATGGTTCACGCTTCGGATAATTCATGCAAAGACCTCCGCCTCTTCGCGGTTCCTCATGATCGAATTGATCTGTTTCGCAATCTTTACTGCGTCATTTCTGATCTCGTCACCATGAAACCGCATCACGGTCCAGCCGCTTTCCGTCAAGCTCCTGTCTCTCTCCCTGTCGCGATTGAATGCTGCTTTGTCGCTGTGGTAGGTGTAGCCATCGAACTCAAACGCCAGTTTTAATTCAGGGATTGCTAAATCTACCCTGTAGCCGTTTATGGGACACTGCGGACGAAGTTTTGTCCAGTCGCGAATACACCAGCACCCTGTATCGTACATTGCCTCGCATACGAGCGATTCAATTGGCGATTCACATTTAAGCCGTCTCCACCTGTAAAAAAAAGCGTGTTCTGCAAGTGCATCCTTCACGTGCCTGACAAACCTTCCTTTTCTATCCGCAAACTCGCCATCGCCCCATCCAGCTCCGGGGCATGCAAACCACATCTCTGCTGTTTCTACAAACGGAACTACAGCAATGCCCTTTGCTCTGGCGTAGCCAACCTCAAACATAGTTGCGTACGCGCCATCAGAAAGCCTCGCCACAATCATGTCGGCCTGCATCATTTCGGTCAGGCATTCCTCGTATATTGCTAACTCCCTGTTGTGTGGTTTTTCGCCGACCGCACATTCATGCGTCAACTGGCTTTGTTCGTGACTATTGCCGTCATCAGATAGCAAAAATGGCCCTGCATAAATCGACTCCGCTCCATATTCCTCGCCAAACACATGCTGTAAAATCCTTCCTGTATCATCCTGCGCCACTCCAAACCATTCCCTCCGCCAAAAGTCTGGCTCATAGGCCCCATTCACCTTTCCGGCAAAATAAACTCGCAATGGCCTATCCAGTGAATTCCGGTTTAACATTTAACAGCTCCAATGCAAAAACCCGCTGCCAAAAGGGTAGAAGACCTTTCAGCAGCGGGCGATAAATCGGGCGAACCCGATGCAATCAAATTAATGTGGAGGCTGCTTCTACTCAACCAACACGCCCGTATCATCTTTACGTTGCGGATTTTCTAAATACTTTCCGCACACGATTGCCACGTTCCTTGATCGAAGTGCTTCCCCGCAATTAGCAACACTTCTTTCCGCTCCACGTACTTGCACCCAACGCTGTGCTGATCGTGGCATTCCTCCGCCAGCTTCCAGAACGATCCGTCTGGCCGACGCTCGCAAATCGACCCGTAGTAGTGCCCGCCGCATTCGGGACAGGTAAATGGCTCCGGCGCTACCATTGATCGTCCCCAAAAAGATTTCTTTCCTTCGGCAAAGATTTCTTCACCTCAGGCTTTTCCTCAATCCACGCCTGCAATTCCTGCCACGTCATCACTGGGAGGCTGCTGGTGTGAACCAACGCCGATCCATCACGAGCCGCCAGCCAGAATTCCTCTGTCTCGCCTTGGCGTTCTCCGGTTACCAAGGAGCAGGTTCCGAGCGTGCCGTGGATGATGCCCCGGTCTTGTGCGGTAAACCCGAGCGTCTTTAGCCAATAAAGTCGTTGGTTGTGGCTCATGGCGATTCCTTGCTTAATTCCTCGATCGGAACCAGTCGCAACGCCTTTTCAATGGGCATACCAATGATTCGAATCTTTGCACACAACGCGATGCCGCCAGATGACGTCTGCACGTCTTCGTTGCCGACAATTTCTACATATTGCCCTTTCCACATCAGAAGAGGGTCTGCTGAACTTTTTCTGTAGATTGCTGTTTCTCGAAGTTGCTTTTTAGTCTGCCTCGACATGGCTCACCTCCAATGCCTTTGCTGCCCGTCGCTTTGTTCGCAATTCTTTGAACGTCTGATATGCGTCTGACAGCGGCTGAGACTGACCAAGACCTTTGCACCAATAATCATTTCGCAGAATTACCTTGCACATTCGCCGCCACGACGGTGCCCAGCACTTAACCTCCAGTTCGTGCGGGGCTTCTTCTGGAATTGTCACGTAGCCACGCTGCTGCCACCCTGCGATAAACTTTCGAAACCTTGCCAAATAGTGATCACGGGTTTTTTTTGGCATTGTCCGCAACAGCAAATTGCAAAACGATTTCCATGTGTGGCCGTCAGGCTTGCTGATCTTGTTGTATCCGGTCATGTTGCCCGTTTCTTGAATGTACATCGCTCCGCTGTTTACGCCATTTACGCGAACGATAAGCTTGTACCACGTCAGTGGCTCAAGAATGTGATATAGCCACAGTCCCTTGCGTTGATCGTCGCCATATGGTTGGCAAAGCCGCTGCTGACTGAGAGGAACGCCAGCCTTAGTCATTTGGTCATAAACCCTGTTATGATGACGATCCGGGTTTTTGCCATGGTAAACCCAAATGTCTTCAACTCGCCAATCATAAATCGGATAGACGTTGTACAACTTACGAGCGACCTTCGTTGTCCACTTGTGCCCGTTAGCCATCAATCCGTCTTTGCGTGACACGATCGCCCTGTATCGATGCAATGACTCATCTGAACGAATACCGATGAACGCCCCTGTCTTTTTTCCCTGAGAGTACCACTCGCCAAAGATTACCATCAACTCTTCAAATTCCATCTTTGGAGTGTAGAAATCGTATTGGCTTAAATCAGATGCCATTGCTGGCTTTTCGCGAACCCAAATATCCTTCTTGCCTTCATCCCAGCAGACCCATCGCGGCTGGTAATTCGACACGGCATTTCGCAGTAGTAGTTCGCCACAGAACCAATGCAAATCAATGTTGTCCGCATAACACGTAACCATTTCTTCAATGTGCTTGATGGTGTCGGAATACTGTGCTTCCAGATCAATAATCAAAACGCCAACCTTGCGGTTCCGTCGCTTAGCCTCATCCATAACAAGATGAAACATTACCGAGCTATCTTTGCCGCCGGAGAACGAAATATAAAGCCGCTCGAACATATCAAACGACTTAGCAATTCTTTCGCGAGCTTCATCAAGTACCGATGTCAGCAAATGCACTTTTTTTGTCATACAGTCACTCCAGTCTAATCGCGTATTTTGTAAGAATCGCCTGCATCTGTTTTGCCTGCGCAACTGCGTCAGATGCCGCGTTATGCTCAACCTCAGAAACAACCCTTTCGACCGGAAACACTTCTTTCATCGTGCGAAAGCATCGGTCTGCTGAATAGGGCCACGGCAACGCCATCCGACAAGCCCGATACGCAGACGCAAGTAAGGCATTATCAAATGCAGCTCCATCGCCCCAAATGCAGCACTTGCCTTTGCCGATGTAATCTGCAAACGACTGCAGTGCGTCGCGAATCGGAACAGCATTTAACGCCAAGGATTTGCGAGCGGCTTCGCTTTGTTTCATCCACCACATCACTGTCGATGGATCAATTCTCATTCCGGCCGCAACGCAGGACTCAAGACTAATCGTGATCAATAGCGGATCGCCAACCTTGTAAATCGAAAACTCCACTGCCCCAATTTGCACCACAGCGGACCCCGGCGCAGTGCCCATGGTTTCTAAGTCCAGCATAATATGCCGCATCAGTAAATCTCCACTTGGCGGCCATACGACAACGCAGAGTGCATATCCAGCGTTTCCATTCCGCGAGCAGCAAGCCACTTGTTTAGTGCAATCAGTGCCGTTTCGTTTGCTGCTTCCTGCTGCTCAATTGTCAGCAGGTTGAATCCAGAGCAGAACTGACTTGGAATACCTCTGGCAATGCACATCGACGCCTGACCCAGCCACGCAATCCGATTCATGGCTATATTCGTAAGGTAGTGCTCGCAGGACGTGGGCCACTGCTCAAACACCTTGTCTAGTGCCGCCGCAAACTGTTCCGTGTCCGACAAAAACTCAGCGTACTCCAGCTTGCATTGTTCCTTAGTCTTTCCGTCTACCGTCGAAGAATAGAATCCTGCCTTAACGCACTCCCACTTGTCGTGCGTATGAAACACCCTGTTTGGGTCTGAAGTGTTTGCGGTCCGCGTTTCTTGACGAATCTCATCCGAAATCTCATCTGTCAACTCCGTGAAATTATCAGTCGGATTACTGTCCGCCGCTTCCCACGCCCGTGAAAAGTCCTGATCCGTAAACAAGTGCTCAAGCCCGGTGATCTGGCACAGCCGAAGAATCTCATCCTCATCCATGCCGAGTTCTTTCGCAATTCGCTTGTTGGTCCAGTTTCGATTCTTTAGCTCAAGGACGATTTCTGACATCGCGTCAACTTGATGCTTTCCGCGTGCCCTGTTGTGCCGAATCGTTGACGCTATTCGGTCATTCTTCCCCTGCTGCTCTTTGCGAATTTCTACCACTGGTAAGTAGCCCTGAATCCTTTGCGCGACCAGTTTAGATTCCTTGCCTACTCGCGATCGGTGGAATCCATCGACGACTTCGTGCGTGTCATCTTTTGCCCACGTCACGATCGGCTGCGTGTAGCCGTCATTGACGATTGACACCTCCAGCAATTCCATCTCTGGCGGCGCGACCTTGTTGGGGTTGTACTCGTTTGCCGTGATGTTTTCCGATGCGATCCACAGCACGCAATCCACAGGTTCATCTTTAAATGGACTCACTTCGTGAATTCTGCGTTTTAGCTCGTTGATCGCAGCCACTTTCTCCGCAAGCGGCATTGCTGCGATTGTTTTTAGTAACTCATCCATATAAATTCTCGTCACTGTAAATGTTAGTGTTGCTTGTGTGCATCCCATTCAGTCATCGAATCATCATTCCCGCTCGTCTCAGTCACTGGCCGATGCTTTCGCCGGCCAAACTCAATCGCTTCCTGAATCTGCCCGATCGGCAATCGTTCCACGTGAGCAGGCATTTCGTAGCCATAGATTGCGTACCATTCGTCGTGAAATCGTGTTTTGCGTTTGGTCATCGAATCACCTCCACGCCTTTGACCTTTGCCCGCAGCAACGCAGGCTCTTTCGGATGTCGCAGAATCACTTCCTCGCAGTCCTCAAATTCTGCAGCCTGTGCAGCATTGAGCGACGCACGAAGAACGATTAGGTAATCAACTGGCTTGTCTGATGGCCGCTGTGATAACTCCACGTTGCCATCCGGGCCGATGGTGATGCCGCTCATGCCGCACCGCCCTTCAGCTCCGCTTGTCTAGACTGATAGAATGGACGCACCAGCGACAGTACCTGACTGCTAACGCTGGCTTTCATCGCCGCCAACTCCTTTCCGGCCTCCTCAAGCTTCTCCTGAGTCCTTGCCGCTGCGATCTCATTCCAGACCGACTCCACGAACGTCAACTGGTCCGGGTTGTCAGCGAGAATCTTCCGGATGCGTGCGAGCGATGGCTCGTGCTTTTCGGTTTCGGATGGCTCGTCCTTTTCACATTGCACGTAATCCGGCTGCCTATGCGGCTCATCAATCAGCATCGTCTGCGGAATGACTTCCACTTCGTCCGCCTGATCGTCATTCAGGATAGGGCTTACTTTCGTCCACAACGCTTTCAAAAGCTGCCTGCGGCCCTTGGCAGTGATTCCCGCCACATTGTCCGACTCGTAGCCAGGAAGCCCCAAAGCCATAGCCCCAGCGAACTCCACCGCGTATTCCTTGCCACCGTAGGAGCAAGACGCCTTTCCTTCAACTCGCCAGATTTTCTTCCCTGACTTTCCAAGTGGCACAAACTCAGGATGTCCCACCGAAACCTCTGGCACAATCCCAAGGTGAGCAAACAGCGTCCGAAAGCCCGCTTCTTTCGTGTAAAGCTTTCCCCCGCCCTTGCCACCAAAGACAGCAAACTGATCATCCCCAGGGCAGAAGCCGCTGAGGATGGCAATTGCACACACCCTGATTCTATCTTCGTCTGTCGGATTGTTAGCCAGCTCCACCATGTTGATTCTTGGGTCTGTCATCCGCAGCAGACGGGCCTTGATGTTTTCATCCGTCAGCGACTCAATCAGTTGCACCCGCGCCTCTGCCATCGCAAATGCCGCACTAATCCGTGAGCCATTCTTTGCCGCATCAATCAGCTCGTTCCGGCTTGCGTCAATTCGCGTGAGCCAGTCTGAGACTGTGTTGGTTGTCGTAGTGATCGCGCCCATTTTCGTATTGCCTCTATTTCGGAAAGAATTGTTTCGTCTGTAAGTTCGTCAGCGAGCAACTGCACCCGCTGTTCTGATTTGTGCTTCTCGATGTCTAGTTTTGCTTTCGCAACTCTTGCGTTCCATGCTGGCACCTCAGCAGGCTCTCTGAGGTCAATCGGAAGTCCGTTTGGGCATGGGTACATTTCGACGTAATCGCGAAGCCCGAGGTAGTAGGTATCGCCTGCCGTGACGCCGTGTGATGGCATGTTTCGACAGCGTGACTCCCAGCGAATCCATGCCGCGACGCTACTCATCGCCCGTTCCTAATCTGCCTGCAAAACTCCGCAATCAGCAAAGCATCAGCATTAGCGTGAGTGATCTTCGTTGATGGCCAGAGTCGCTGTGCAGCCGCCTTGCTCACGTTCTTGTCGCCTTTCGTCAAGCATCTCATGTGCTTCTGCCAAACTTGAGGCCGATATGATTCGTAAGGCACTTGCAACGCCGTCAGGATGCCAATCAAGAAGCCAAACGACTTGCCGAACTTGAAGGTTGATGAGACGCCCTGCTTTGGCATTGCGTTAACTTGCTCAATGACTGCTGCCAGTTCGTGCGACAAGGCCAGTTCACGAATCCAGTTTGCCAGCTCATGTTCTGTGCTGTCGTTCTTAATCCAGCAAACATTGCCCGAAGCAAAGACGACTGCGATTGCGCCGGATGCTCCGGGGTCAATTCCAATCCATGCTTGTACTTTCATCCCTGCCCCCTCAATACGCCGCGACCGCCTGGAAGCATCCGCGTTGAATAAACCTTATCTTCCTTAACCCATGTCCCGCACGGATCGACCGGCCCCGCTGCAATCTTCTCCGCGAGGATCTCGGCCTGTATTCGCTTTTGCTCTGCGATCTGTTCCGCGCTTGGATACTCTTGCGGAAAGTATCGGCCTGTCTTGTTCAGCTTCGCATCGACCCGTTTAGTTGATCCGCTCATGGTTTCCTCCGCATCAGTTCGCCGGGAAGTCGCTCACCAATTCGAATCACTGGCACGAGCGGGGCAATTGGAAACGCCTCTGGATTGAAACCAGTTTCCTGAATCGCGTCGTGAATCTCTTTGCGATCAATCCGCACGTTCTTTGATGCTGTAAAACCAAGCCGTGCGTGGTTCGTTCCGATAGTGTCGACCAGCTTAATGACGATCACCTCTTCGCCGACCGTGATAATGATCTCTTCGCTAACTGATCTTCTAAGCACTAACATTTGAAGTCCTTTCGTTAAGGAATAAAAACCTGCGAACAGTCTCGGCGTGACTGCTGGAAACGCCGAACCGTTGGTGACTGTTCGCAGGAGTACAAATCAGAGCCTGCCGCGCCTTCATTGGCTTGCGGGGGCCAGCCGTTGAAAATCATTTTCCAATCCAGCAGGCTCTGAGGGAGATTCGCCCGCCGCCGTTGACAGCGGGCACGACTGGAAACGATCCAGCCGCTTCCGATTTGATTGGGCAGGAATTGCACCTGCTCGCCGGTCCTTCCCCGGCTGTATGGCATGGAGCCATTCAGAGCGTGTCAACTAAACCACGCCGCCAATCAACGCCCGTCTCTCCGAGCTGTCAAGCCGATGTCTTTTGATCTGAGATGGCAATCCGGCTTCCCCGCCCACTTCGCAAAATCCGGTGAACCCTTGCTCTCGCCGGTTAGTACGTTGGCGGGTAGTTGTCCCGCGCCCACTTGTTTCCACGCTTGATCTGGCTTCGCTCGTCAGCGAGTTGTGATGATCCAGCCGCAAACCACGCCAAGACAATCAGTAATGCAGTTGCAATGATTTCATTTAACAGCGGCATACTTCTCTCTCCTGACTTGCTGAGCGTGCTTGATCGCGTTGCGTGACATTTCTTTTCGCAGGCATCCACATGACTTGGTTTCACCGTTTACGATTCGATGGCGTGCAGTCGGTATGACGTTTCCGCATTCGCACCGACACTTCCAGATCGGTCGCCCACCGCCTCCTGAACGTCGCGTCTTGATGACTCCAAGGCAGGCAATCGGAGTCAATCGCGAATCCTTATGTGGCACTGGTAGCTTCGACTTGCTCTGAGGAATGATCATTTGCCGTCCTTTGCTCTAAACAACTGCCCGCCATCTCGGGCTTCCTCCAGCATCACGCAGAGATCTGGATTCCGCTTAATCTCATCCGCCCTCTTTCGAAAGTTGCTGAGCCTCTTGGCAAACTCGATGCGATCAACTTTCAAGTCTGAGCAAAACCGATTGCAGCACGCTTCAGCAAGTTCGCTGCTTGTCATTGGCTGCCCGTGATCGCGGAGAACTTCCAGGCATTGCAGTTGACGGGCGGTAACTGTTGGCTGGATTCGTTCGGCGGCTTTGTGGCTTGTGATTGGGTCGCTGTGGCGTGCGATTGGGGCTGTGGCTTCGGGGCAGTCGAAGAGAGTTAGTTGGCTCACGCTTTCCGCCCCTTAAAATACTTCGCCGCAATCCGCCACAACACGCCCTGCCGACTTTCGCCGGTCTTTGCTGATTCATCCGCCAAAGGCTTTTGCAGTTCCGGCGGAACACGCAGCAGCAGTTGAGGATTGCCTTTGACTTTCTTTGTCACTTCACGTTCTCCAGTTCCTTTTTTAGCCGCAAGACTTCGGCGTGGTTGCCGTCGTGCTGGGCGTAAATGATGCGGGCTTGCAGGTTTCGGATTGTTGCGAGTGTTGGCATTTGCGGTCCTTGTTCGTTTTGCGGCCCACTATCGCCACAAGCCAGCCCTCGAAAGGACTGGCCGTGTGTTGTGATTGTTGTATTATCACCTGTATATTTCTCGCTCCATTTCATCGATATCCGCGTATGTAAACCCAGCGGCCAAGCCTGCGTGTATCAGGCTTACAATTACATCAAAATGCCCTGTTGTTTTTCGCATCAACTTGTGTGTATTAATGATTTCATTCATCGTTCTTTTCCTTGCCAGTGTTTTGCGTCTCGGTGCGGGCATGATATCACTATCGGCAGGGGCGTCAATGGATGGTGATATCATTTTGTGAGATTGCGGGAAAGATTTTGTTTTGCCCGTGTTTTTATTGGGCCTTCTG